ATAACCAAAGCTATATCTCTCTCTTGCTTTGTATCTCATGTTTCCAGTATCGAAATCACCTTCCATGCCAGTAGCAAGGGCAGCTCTTACGAAGTGCTTAAATCCGTTAGGACAATCAGTTTTAATAAACCAAGCGTCAGTGTCAGTTAAATAATGATTAACAGTGTAACCACCAGGTAACATCCCCATATTTTTCAAAGCATTAATATCATTATCAGCAGTACCAACTCTAAGTGTGGATTCTAAGATCCTATCAGCTACAAACTGCAAGTTGACAGGAATAATCATTTTCTGCCCTTTCATTGCAATCTTTAACCCTCTTTCGTCGATAAAACCAGCAATGTCAATCATAGCTTGTTCTAATGAGGTTTCATTTAAATCAGCATCTGTAGTACTTCTATTTCTAAAAGTTCCACCAAGAGCGGTTGGATGAGCGGCATTAATTAATGATACTCCATCTCCACCTGCGACTGTAAATGAATCGTTTAACACGTTAGCGCCTCTAACTTGTTTAGTGTAAGCCATAGATCTTGCTAGGGCTTTAGTGTAACGAGCTGACAAAGTGTCATACAAGTTGTCTTCGACTGCTTCTTCAGTTAACGCAAATGCTAAAGCAATTGTGTCATGAACGTATCGTGCAGTGAAAGATTCAGAAGCGGTGTCAAAACCGATTGCTGATCCCTCTGCTTTTACGTTAGCTTGTCCAAATCCAACCAACATAACTTCTTCTTCAAAAGCTCTATCACTTGATTCTTGCTCAAAAATTTGAGCGGCTTCATTTTCGTAGCGTGCATATTCCAAACCGAACAGGGCGTTTAAACCAGGTTCTAGTTCTTTGGCAAGCTGTGCTCTATTAATAGCCATAGTCTATCTCCTTATTAAATGCCTAAAAGGCTGTCCATGAAATGAACATTAAGTCGCACAACCGCTAATCGGCCTGCTACTGTTTTATCTACCGAACCACTTGCTGTAGAAGCTTGATCATCAAATGCTATAACTTTAGCGTTCAATGTAGCTGTAACAGCAGTTGTTGATACGTCAAGTTCTCCTAATGAATAACCACTAGTATCGTTTCCAGTAATCATTGTTGCGAAGTTCATGTTACTGAATCTATCCGCATCAGGAAGTGGACCATCTGCATTAATTACAAATAGTGCGTCGGGGTTATCTGCTATGAAAGCAGTTGCTTCTGTTTGGGCTTTAATCGCCGCATAACCAGGGAAGTGAGCAGACCATGCTGGAGTTCCGTCAAGAGCTGTATATTTACAACCCATAAAAACACCTAGCAAAGGAACTGTGCCACCATTTGCGTTACCAACTATATCAATTAAACCTGTAGCGTTTGGTTCTACAGCAGATCCTGTCCAGATCTTACTAGTAGTACCATCACTCATGCCTTCAATATTTATAGGATACGCATTTACACCTTGGTTATTATAGTTTGAGCCTGATCTTTCGTATGGACGTAGACCAAAAGCTGCATTTATATTAGCCATGTATGTCTCCTTTAGACAATGTTGATAGAGACATAGATCTTAACCATTAAGATTTTTTGTTTCCACCAAATTCTACCCGAGACTGCCTCTCTTGTGAGATAGGCATGGAGGGGTGCTCTTCCCTCATAAGATCTGATTCCACTGATTTTTTCTGATCGTTAGTTACTCCACGAAAATAGGCATCCCTATCTTCTTTCACTTCAATCGGACATCTCATCAACATCAAACCACCAACAGCGATAATACCTTTATACTTACCATCTGTTAAAGCTGGTAAATCAAGTCTATCGGGATATTCTTCTGCTCTCACAGGTTCATATCCAGATCTTATTCTAGCGGTCACATTCTTTTCATCCTGTGTCCCTCTAAATTCATATCTTACCCACCGATGGTGAAAACCTTCTGGTGGATCTGGTGCTTCTAAATTAGATGGTGGAACCCAACCTCTTTTACGAGTTTTTATTTCACGGGTTTCTTGATTGCGCGAGGTTTTTTGTTTTGTTTCAATAGTCATATTACGCCTCCTTCACGTGTTTTGCGTATTCTTCTAGTGGCACACCAAGTCTTTTAGCAATTGCTATCTGGGAGGGTGTGAGTCTCACTACTTTGCGCCCATTTTTTGTAGATCTAGTAGCAGAGGCAACCGTTTGGACTCGTCGGCTGTCTTTGTTCTTATCCTCAAATTTATGAGGAAACTCTTTTTGAATTCGTTTGTTAAGTTCTTTATAATACTCATCTGATTTCCCGTCAAATGATTCTTCATTAATTAATTTTTTATGAATAGACAAAGCTGTATATGTCATTGCTTCATTTTTACCAAACCATTCATTTTCAGAAGCCCAATTCTCTGCTTTAGGGTCTGGAGCCGCTTGTTGAGCAGGTGCTGGTGCTTGAGGAGCAGGTTGATTTTTTAAATTTTCTTTAATTTGTTCTCTTTGTTTAATAGAAGAATTTGCTCTTTCTTCTTCAATAGCTAATCTAGCAATTGCTTTTTGAGCTTCTACTTGAGCTTTTACATCTCCTGCATTTATAGCTGATTGAAGAACAGATTCAGCTTTATTGAATTCTGACTTAACTCTAGCTGAATATTCTTGAATATAGCCTTCATCAACTTTAGTTATTTTTCCTTTTAATTGATCTCTTTCCGTTTTAATTCCTTGAGCGTATTTTAAAGCTTCTTCTTTTTGGCGTTCCGCTTCTCTAATTTTAAAAGTAAGTTTATCAATTCTTTTTTTAACTCCTATGCTATACTCTTCACCCTCTTCTTGAGTTTCTTGAGTTTCAGTAACAGTATTTTCTTCAACGTCATCTTGTTTGTTCTCTATTTCAATATCCATAGATTCACCTGATGTGTCTATAGGAACAGTTTTATCTGTTTCTTCTTTTGAAGTTAGTATAGTTGGCATGGTGCCTCCATGTTAAATTAAGTTAGCTGGCAGTATATCTCTTGGATCATCGACAACAGCCAGTACTTCGTCATCGTTGATTATTCTTAGTTCACCACCATCAATGCTTACTCTAGAGCCTGCATATTTTGTAATAATGATCCAATCATCTTTTTTACACCAAGCTCCATTAGGAAATTTATCTTTATCCATATAAGCATCGGGACCTACTTCTATTACTTTACAAATATTAGTAGCTATAGATGCTTGATCCACAACAGAATCAAGAAGATGAACTCCTCCTGCTGTTTTTGACTCTAATTTTAAAGGAAATAAAACAAGACGATATCCTGTTGGCTTTGGTACTTTTTCAATATCTTTTTTAATTGTTTCTTTTTTCTTACCATCCCAAATATGTTTTGGCATGATTAATTGTGGTTTAGTCATCTAGTTGCTCCTGTTTTTTTAGCAGGTCCGTGAGTTCCTGTCTGATTTCGCGATAAGCGTGTAATTTCCCTAAAAGATACTTATAATCTTCTAAAGTCTTTACATCATTTGTTATAACTGTTTCAACACCCTCTTGTCTAGTTTTTATTAATTTGTTTAACCATTCAACTACCTTTATTAATTCCATTATCGGCAGTATTCCATTAAACTAGAAAGCATTTTACAACGTTCAGGAGTTTGATTATGCCATTTTGAGTCCAGCATTTCTAAACTTGCTGTTTTATAATCACGTTCTTCAAGGGCTAAAAGCATTTTAGTAAATTTTCTCACACCATTTTTACCAAGTTGAAAACACATTTCAATGATACAATCTTTAGCAACTATGTGTAATTCTTCTATTTGTCCTACTAGTTCATCTGCTTCTTTTTCAGCTCTATCTAAATCTTTTTTAAATAATTCTAATAATTGAGCTTTAGGGTACTGAACTTTAGGTTCAAAATTATCTTCTTCTGTCACTAAATGTCCATAACCAATAGTGGCTAGTCCCCTAGAATCTAAGTAAACCATATCCCTATATCCTTCGTGATCTTTAATTCTTTTTTCTACTATTTCTGATGCCATTATGTATATATCTTCGTTCTAGGTCTTTTGTTTGGCAACATGCGTTCAAACCCTCTAGGTTTAATAATAACATAACCACCATTTTTATAATTCTTAGCCCACTTCTTAGCTATTTCTGGTTTATTTGCAAATAAATATTTTTTTTGTTTTTCAGATTTAAAAGGCATTACTTTCGTAATTTAGATAAAGTCTTAGCAAACCTTGCTCGTTGACCTAATTTACCGCCTTTTTTTGCAGCGGCATTAAGTTTATTTTTAGGAATTGTTTCACCTTTTTTAACACCTAAAGATTTTCTTAAAGATCCTGGTTTTTTAATAGCTTTTTTAATATCTAATTTACCTCCATCTTTCATAGGTATAACAGAACCTTCAGCAGATCCTTTTGCATATCCGCCTTGTCTAGCTTTAACAGGTTTTTTTGCTGTTTTAGCACTTTGAACAAAAGCTTTTTTAGTAGGGGATCCTTTAGAACCTACTTTTCTCATAGTTTCTCCACTGCCAGCTTTAATCCTAGCTTTTTTTGCATGTATGTTTGCGTATAATCCTGGTTTACTCATTTAGTTAATCCTTTAGCCTTCTCGAAACTTCTCAAGCTGGCGACGCCGAGCATTGAAGTGACAATTGCTAGGAGGGGTCCAGTTTGAATTTCAGGAGCCGTTAAACTTAATCCTGCAAACTTAGCATACCATTCAATTGCTGGAGAGAGAATAAATTCAAATCCTAATGCAAGTGCTCCCATCCAACCTATCGCAGGCCTCCACCCAGAAACAAATATTGATCGATGACCTGCTTCTTTAGCATTTACGTCTAATTGTTTTTCAGCGAGTTTTTGTTGAAGTCGCTGCATCAATATTTTTTTGTCTAGCTTTTCCTCATCTGAGGTATGCAAGTCATCGATCACTTTAGAAATAGTTTTTAGTGCACCACCTTGGCCTCCTCCTAAGATTCCTTGAATGATGCCTAACATTTATACAGCCCCTGAAATTTTTCCGAGAACTATAATTACTACGAGAGCAACGATACCAGCTTTAATCCAGTCTTTCATGCCCCAGTCTGACCACTCTTTCAAGTGAGCCCATATATCTTTTAAAAGTTTCATAAAACCTCCTTTAAAAAAAACAGTCTACCTTAATAATTTAATGTTCGCAAGAATTACAATGACAGTCTTCTTTACTACAACAAGACCCCGCTTTACTGCAATGACAGTCATGCCCGCAGATTTTGCAATCCACTAAAATAAGCCCTTAAAAGGAACCTTTTTAATTTGTGCTTTACTTCTTTGTCCTTTTGGTCCAGCACCTAAGTTTTGTGTAACCTTCGGTCCTTCCATACTAGCCGTATATACATCAACAATTTTTTGCTGGTTTACGTGTTTTCCTGCATAAGGATTCATGTCATTACTAACAGTCATCTTTGCGTTTGCATATTTAGAACCATTGATGAATTTTGGTTTTGGGTTATTTAATGCCATTCTATCTCCTAATGTATTGTTGGTTTAGTCTCATCTAATTCTTGTAACGTATGTTCCATAAATAGTAAAGCATCATCCTCAGTATAACCTTTTTGTGTAAAAAGTTCTTTTACTTTTACCATTAAAACTTCCACCATAATTAAAGCTTGCTCAGGAGAGTGCACTGTTTCTTTAATTTTTTTATCTAATTCTTTTAAATAGGAATCAAAAATATTTTGTGGAGTTAAAACAATGTTCATTTATTATTTTTATATTGAAAACCTGGTCCATCACCTTTAGCATCCAATTTTTTAAGATTAATATTTGCTCTAAGCTGTGCAATGTCTTCTTGAGAATCAATTCTTGCATTATCTATTTCGTCTTTTTGTTGTAGTTTTTGTTGCTCAAAACCTAGTCTTTGTTGGTCATATTTTAGCTTTGCTTGGTCATTCATAGCTCTTTGTTGTAATTCTTGTTGTTTTAATGCAACCACAGGGTCTGGTTCTCCTGCTCCACTCATTTGTGCTTGTAATTGTTGTACTTCACCCATAAATTGTGCCTCTAATGTGGCAATTTGTGCTTCAGACATTAACTCTAGATCTCCGCCTTCTGCTGTTTCTCCCATTTGTTGTTCTGCTTGTTCTATTTGTTGTGCCACAGCTTCTTTTGCCTTAATAGTGACATGTTGTAAAATATGTTTATTAATTTCAACACCAATTTGAGGCATTAACTGGACAACAGGTGATAGCCCTAAAACTAAATGTGCTTGAATATGAGCATCATGGTTTTGTCCTTCATAAGCTTCAATCTTATCTTCTTCTATTAATTTACGGTTCTCCATGGATGGGCTCATTGGTTCGGGTTTTTCAAGTTTCATAATCTTGTCAATATCCGAAACGCCCAAAGCCTCGTACATGCGAATATAAGCTTCTTTCACATTGTGGAGTTGAGGCGCACTCGTAGCCATCTGAAGCTGAGTTTGTGCTAATTGAATGCGTTGTGCCATGGAGAATATGTTCGGATCAGCGACAGGTATAATGTCGACGCGTTCATCGAAATCTGTTTGCTTAATGGATCTATCTCCTCCAACAACCGCGTAAGGGTACTCATCAGGAAGGTATGATTGAATAACATTAGCTAATAATTTAAATTCTTGTTGCATTGCATAATACATTCTTTTGTGAACGCTACTCATGATACGCGAACCGCGTTCTAGTAGTGCAATAGTTGTTCCAACAGGTGCTCCTTGATTTGCGTCACCAACTTGCATGTCTGCTATTTGTGCAAAACGTTGTCCTGCTTGTACAACAAAACCCAGTAAACCAAATAATGTTTGTGATGGTTCTTTATAGGGTAATGGCATTAATCCTTCACGAATAGCACCAGATGGTGCGTCAACATCTCTAAATTCTCCTGGTTGTAAAGGGGTATCATTATCAGCGATACGTAGACCGCGTGTCTTGAAACCTGCAGGAAGATTAGCTAAAGTTCCAGCATCAATTAATTGACGAAGAGCTTGAGTCGCGGTACGTGATAAACCTCCAATTAAATGTATTAAACCAAAACCATAAAAACCTAAGCCAGGTAAAAATTTATAATGAACAAAGTATTGTTTCTTTTTAAATAACGGATCCCCTTCCTCATAGTTACGACGAATAGCCAAAATTTTTCCTGAGTACTCATCAAGAGTAACAATATAGGGAAGTTTAATTCCTGTTTCTTCTCCGTTTTGTTTATTTTCATATCCAAATAAATCTAAGTCTACATGAAATTCTAAAATAGAAACAGTTTCGGATTCTCCTGTTGTTTGAACACCCTCTAAATTATTAATAGCATCTTTAATGTTTCCTGTACTATACGAAGGTGTATTAGGGGGAGAGGGTTGAATATCTATATCTCTGTAAAATCCTGCTACTTGTTTTTTTCGTACATCATTTTCTGATAATCTCACAACATGAGTTACTCTTTCACATGAATTTAAATCAGTTGCGGTGTACGGAACAACAAGATCTTCCGCGTGAATAAACTTTGATACGGCTCTTCCAAGCTGTGCATCATAATATACTTTTTTAAATGTGGATCCACTAAGAGGTAAATAAAATAACATTTGATCTAATTCAGGTGTATACTCTTCCATCACTTGTGTGATCTGGTAGTTCATAAATTCTTTAACACGTTGTGATTGTTGATACACTTCAACTGATTCTTTTCCTACGACACGTGTTCTCACAGGGCCACCTGAAGGCATCATTTCTTTAAAGGCTGTTGAACTAAATTGTGTAACGGCTTCTGCTAATAAAGGATGTGTAACGGAACTCGCACCACGAAACGGTCTTGTTCGTTCTTGAAACTTAACACCTAATAAATCTAATCCTTGTGTGTAGGTACGTGCCCATTCTTCGCGTGACGCTCTATCGTTTTCATAGTCACCCATTAAATCACTAGAAATAACCCCAAGCTCACTATCGCTCATCTCTTCGGATAGATTGCCGTAAAAATCTTGTTCTATTGGCTCATCATCAACAATAGTTTCTTCAGTAACTATTTCTATTTCAACAGGTTCTTCGTTTTGAATTGCGTCTTCAATTGTTTCGCCAACAACTGATTGTATTTTTTGATCAATATTGTTTTCAGCCATAATTTTTTATAACCTATTAATGTCTATAAAGCCACCAAAATGAAATTCAGGTATCTCAATGGAGCCTCCTTTGCTTTTTAGCTTAATCTTATTTTTATTCAGTAAGTTTATGACTTTTGTGGAGTCGAGGATTTTTCCGTAACCTTCGTTTCGCGACGACGCAATTGCTTGGATCGTGGAGATGATACTGTCGAGATACTCGATATTGAAGTTGGTAACCCCATCGCCTTCCATTCTTTCAGTGACACTTTCTTGAAGCCCATTTATATTCTCCTCATATTCATTAGATTCTATATAGTCTGAAACCCATTCAGACGGAATATACACCATATTCTTTTCTTTTCCAAATACTTTTTGAAAACTATCTTGTATCTTTTTTTCTTTAGGCATCCCATCAAAAGATATGACGGAAGCAACAAAACCTCCTGGAACTGGTGTAATATTAAAGTCTAATCCAGTTAATTTATGTAACCGTTGTACATCATCTTGAGTATAACTTGATTGAATATATAATTGAACAGTAGGCATAGCATTAGAATTTATATCCTTTTCATTATCTAAAGCTTGAAAATTACTAGCTGCCATAGCGTCTTGATCTAAATGTTGCCCTAATAAAGACAATATTTGTTTTCTTTGATCCACATTTAATGGAATAACACCATTTTTAGTTTTAACAGTTAAAGGAACAATAACATTAAAATTAGCTTTTCCATCATATGTACCTAAACCTGTCATCATTCTAGATACTTCTGCTTTTTCTCCTAT